AGTAAACTACTGCGTGCATGACACGATTGAAACGACTGAAATAGGCAAGCAATTTGCAGAGAAGTATCCAGTCATTCGTGTCGCTGCGCGCATTGAAGGCCATACAACTCATGCCGGCGTCCATGCTGCTGGAATTCTTGTGTGTAATCGGCCGGTCACTGACTATGTTGGTGTGAATGGCAAAGACAACTCGGCGATGATCGATTATCGTGAAGCTGAGCTTCTCAATCTCTTGAAGATCGATGCACTTGGCTTGCGCACACTTACTGTCTTACAAGAAACAGCTGAGATGGCTGGCTTCGACTACCATGATTTCTACAAGATACCACTTGATGATGAGGCTGCGCTTGAGCTGTTTCGTAATGATCGTTTGCTTGGTGTCTTCCAATTTGATGCCGGCGCAATCAAAAGTCTATGCCGACAAATTAAAGTGCAGAACTTCGACGACATTTGTGCGATAACATCTCTGGGACGACCTGGCCCGATCGAAGGCGGCGGCACACGCAGCTATGTTGAACGCCACAATGGTTACGAAGAAGTCACATACATTTCTTCGCATCCGAAGATTATCGAGATCACCAAGCCTACGCTTGGCGTCATAGTCTACCAGGAACAGCTAATGCACATATGCCGTGCCGTGGGCATGGACTGGAAAGATGTGTCGATGTTTCGTAAGGTAGTAGCGAAGCGCAAAGGCAAAGAGCTTCTCGGCACTTACGAAGACACATTCAAAAGATGCGCGAAAGACGCCGGCCTTCCTGACACTGAGGCTAACGAAGTATGGGAGCAGATGGCGACTTTCGGAAAGTATGGCTTTAATAAGTCGCATGCAGTTTCATACGGAATGGTCAGCTACATGTGCGCTTGGGCGAAAGCTCATTATCCATTGCAATTCGCAGTAGCAAATCTCAACAACATGAAAAGCAAAGACTCAGCTGTCCGACTACTTCGTGATTTTGTGAGACACGAAGGATTCGAATACGTGCCAGTGGATCCAGATATGTCTGATGTTAATTGGTCTGTTCATGAAGGCAAGCTACTAGGTGGCTTGACAAACATTCATGGTCTAGGCGAATCCAAGGCCAAGAAGATCATCGAGAATAGGAGGGCTGGCAAGGTGGACACTCCATCTATAATTCGAATGCTCATCAATGCGAGAACAGACTTTGACATTCTGTTTCCATGCCAGCACTTCTGGAGCGAGTATTACGAGTCTGGCAATGTGGTAACAATTGACCAGATACTTGAAGCAGGCGAATACACGTTCATCGGCAAGATCAACAAGAAGAAAATCAAAGACCTGAACACTGATGAACAGGTTGAGAAGCGTGGTGCAAGATTCGAAAAGGATTCACTTGCTCTTAACATCTACGTTGAGGATGACACTGATGAAATAATGTGCAGAGTGCCACGAAACAAATTCGAGCGGTACGCGAGGGAGATCATTGCAAGAGACGACGCACAAGCTCCGTATGAGAAGAACTGGTACATGTTCACTGGCAAAATCATCAATGCGAGCATGCTGTTTGTCTTACTCGACAAGATCACGTATCTGGGAGAAAGACATTGACTTACAAAATATTCACACTGGCCAAAGATATGTCATGCATAAGCAGGTATTCGCAGTCGTATCTACTGAAGCCAGAGAACGTACTTGAGCACACAGGCTTCGTCGCTATGCTAGCATACTCAATCGGAGTACGGCTTGTCATTGCTGGTGAACGAATTGATTTTGGCAAGCTGCTGTCAAAGGCAGTCGTCCATGACATGGATGAAGTTATTACCGGCGACATACCGAAGACAACGAAATATGCAAACAGCACTTTAAGCAGCTTGATACATCAGTTCGAAGATGAGAACATGCAAAAAGTTTCAGCTGATGTGTTTTGCTCAATGAAGCCATACATCGACTGGAAAGAAGCAAAAGACGATACCAAAGAAGGAATGATAATTCGTCTGTGTGATTCACTAGCCGTAGTATACAAGGCATGGCACGAGTGGATCTTCCTAGGCAATCGTTCTATCAAAGAGTTCGTTCTGTCTGTTCGTGAATCTATTGACAGAATGTCATTCAACCTCGAGCTCTTTGAAAAACCAGAAGTCATGCAAGACATTATCGATGAATCCATTGAGCTCTGTGACGAGGTTCTAAGATGAAAATTGAAGTTATTGATGCTAGGCCAACATTGACATCGCACGTAGTATGGAGACTGTCTAGGCCAAACGACAACTCAACTGAACCGGATGGCGTAATGCTCATTGATGCTCCTGTCAATGACTTTCCTGATTTCATCCTGTCAATCGAGTCAACGATACTCGTGCGAGAGGTCTTTGCTTCAATGCGTGATCATATCATGTGGGCACAGACATCTCGTGTCGAAGATCCACTGAAGTTCAAAGTTGATGAAGAGACAGACTACACAAGTGAAATGCGCGAGAAGATGAAGGCGCTCAAGGAAGCTGGCGTAAGGCAGGACGACTACCGGCTGCTTATGCCGATTATGGCTAAAACAAAATTCACAATCAAGATCAGCGCAAGGAACCTGGTCAAGATCTACCTCTTTTTCCGCCAGTACGCTGCATTCCAAGATGCCGAGTTAGCAGTTTATAAGCTTCTTAAGAAGCACAACATCGAAAACCTTGTCGATATTTACCATCCGATCTCAGCACTGCATGAAATAGACAACATGGATTCAGGCCGCGTAGCAAACATGGTCACAGTTTCTGCACGCGCACCATTTTCACTTCGCACCCAGATAATTCGGCACAAGCTTGTATTCGTGCGGGATGAGCTTCTCAACATGGTGATTTCTGGAGCGTATCGCAATGTATCGCTCAACACACCAATGGATATTTCTGTTTCTGCAGACATAGACATTTGGCGTGATATCTACAGCAAGCGTTCATGCTGGCTAGCTCAGTACTCATTGTGGGCGCCGATTCTCAATGAGGTCAGCAAACACATGGATCTTTCAGATGACGATCTTCCATGTGCCGACAGCATCTGCCCATTTTATGCTGATAGCATGTTGCGGGTAGATGGAAAGGACCCCAACCCACCTTGCCCGATTTTTGTGGCAAAATATAACCAGCAGATTGATGAGTCTACGATCGAAAGAATGAAAGACATGATCGAAGATGACAAACGGCTGCCATTCTGGAATCACAAAGTGGAGATACTGAAATGAGAGTGTACATAGCATCGCCGTTCTTCAATGAAAAGCAGCTCGAGTTAGTGAAGAAAATCGAGCATGAGCTGGAGGCTCATTCAATCCAGTACTATTCACCAAGGCTTGATGGCGTTCTCAAAGATATGAGTAGGGAAGAACGACGCAAAAACGCCCAGATGATCTACAACAGAAATATCGAAAACATCGAAGACTCAGACTGGATTCTTGCTGTTATCGACAACTTTGATCCAGGAACTGTTTTTGAAATCGGATTTGCAGCAGCAATAGGGAAGCGCATCGTCACTCTCTCCAATGAGAATTACGGACTGAATGTTATGCTTGCACAGTGCGTTGAAGCACATGTGCTTAATGTCAATGATGCTGTTACAATCATTAACGGAGAACTGCCTTCGGCTGCATGCATTCCGGAGTCAGCAACATGAGAATAACTCTCTACAAGCAAGGTGCTCGTGGAGAGATTCGTGAATGGTCGATCTACGACTCTGCACTCGGTGAAGTCATCATCGAGTGGGGAGTCGTAGGCGGGACGATATCTGAAATAGTAGAAGACGTTCCAGAGGGCAAGGCAGGAAGAACTCTTGAAGAACAAATCGCATCTCGAATAAACTCGAGAGTCAAGAAACAGCTCGATCGTGGTTATGTACACACGATTGAAGAAGCACGATCGAACAGCCCAACAAATGCGCTTGGCCTAGCAAGACCTATGCTTGCGCAGACATTTGACAAGGCGAAGAACGTAGACTTTGTAAATTCGAAATGGCAGTTTAAGTATAACGGCCATCGTTGTTTGGTGACAATGCAAGACAGCAAACTGATTGCTTATTCACGCAATGGAAAGCGAATCGACACGATCCCAGAAATTCTCGACAGCATCTCAATTGGCGAAGGCATGACACTTGACGGTGAGCTTTACATGCATGGAACGCCATTGCAGTCAATAACAAGCTACGTAAGACGAAGACAAGAACGTACTAAAGACTTGATTTACGTCGTATACGACATAATCCTTGACGACTCATTTTCAGATAGGTACAAAGTCCTTCAAAGCCTGCAATTCAAAGAGAGAGTAGTAGTTGCATCCGCTATAGACGGGTTTGAACCGGGCGCAGCCCCATTGTTGTTGTCGGGCGCGTTGTCTGCCGGCTATGAAGGGCTAATAGTTAGGCTAGATGGCTACGGTTATGAGGATGGCAAAAGATCTAAGTCTCTTTTAAAGGTCAAATCGTTTTTCGACAAAGAGTTCTTAGTTAAAGACATCATTCCATCAAGGGAAGGATGGGGAATAGCTCAGTGCATGACTGAAGAAGGAAAACTATTCTACGTATCTACTCCTGGCTCAGTCGGAGAACGTGAAGGTTCTTTATTGATGAAAGACAAATTGATTGGAAAAATGCTTACTGTCAAATATGCAGAATTAACAGAAGACGGAATTCCCTTTCATCCTGTTGCAACAAATTGGAGATCAGACTTGTGAAAGAATCTATTAGAAAGTGCGACGATAGTATACACAAGGGCTTGGACGCACTTAGAAACTCAAGCATGTTCATTCATGCTGCTATGACAGCAGCAAATGGAGAAAGAGCACTGCACTTGAATTCAATTCTGAAAGCATTAGAAGAAATAGAAAACATGCTGGAAAAAGAAGTTCAGTAAAGGACACAATAGCTACAGGCAGCAGTAGAGCAGCAGGTGTGGCGAGGCGCGGCAGGTAATGGCCGGGCATGGCATAGCAGGCAATTAACATGGAGACAACGATGAGCATCCCATAACGTGGCGATCCGGATCACGGCATCGCCGAGATGGACGAGCGGGAGCCGCAGCTCCCCACGGCGCTGTTCTCATCCAACGCGCTGCACAACGTCGAGCTGATCCGCATCCGTCAGCCGGTGCTGCTGCCGAGCGGCGGCTGGCTGCGCGAGGTGCGCATCACCTGCGGCCCGCTGACCCACACCATAGGGCTGTTCAGCGAGACGCAGGAGAGACTCGGTATCGTCGAGGAACTGGCGCCGGAGCAGGATCAGCAAGAGGAACTGTTCTGATGAGCGCGACGATCGATCTGTTCATGTCTGCGGACCTCGCCAGAGAGGCCGCAGCAGGCATCAGGCGCGTCGATAGCTACATGACGTCCGGCGATACGTGGACGCTCGACGGCGCGATCCTGCCGGCCCGCGTGGCCCTTAATGGCAGCCATCCACGGGATACCTCTGAGGGCCTAATGAGGCCGCTGCAGCGCATCCTCGACGGCGCCAAGGTCGGGGCGCGGCTGGTCCACAAAGAGGCCATGGGGACGTGCACCATTGTCGCCGAGTACCGCCGAGAGGCTGGTGGCTGGTCATTTTCAGGGCGGCACGTCGATTATGCGCACGATGAGATCGACACAACCATCATCGAGAGGACCTTCAAATGAACCCTGACCTTTACCTCGTCGCCTTCCTCGGCGCGGCTGGCGCGCTGATAGTCGAGCTAATCGCTACCCTGATAGAGGGGCTGGTTTTGTAGCATATGGCAACCCTACATGACGTGCAGAACATCACCATACTTAAGCCAGTACAGTTTCCCAATGGGGAGTGGATGCGGGAGATCCTTGTCAACTGTGGAACGCTGAAACACTCCTTCGTCCTGTACGCAAAGCACAAGATCGATCTGGGAGTGTTTGAGGAAATGGATCTGGAGGAGGAACAGGGAAGTTTGGATCTGTAAGCCAACAGGAGAACTCAATGAACACATACAAACCAAGAAACTTCACACCCAAGTTGTTAGAGAACCTCAGTGCTCTTTCTAAATTGGATACCAATAATGTGACTTCGGATTTGATGAAGACATTTGAATCCTCTCTCAATAACTCCGTGTGCTGGTGCATCAACCCGGATGCTTTTGATCTTCTCTGGCATACCCAACTGACACCGGATGCTCTGGAGAATGTCTGGCTACCGTATGACTCCATGGTAATTGAATACGTTTTTGACTACAGCAAAACCGACATACCGTTAAATCCTGATAGTGACCCTGCCTATAACCGAATCATCCTGTTGCTGAATGACCGAGTAGAAGGCGTAGATCAGATCACTCTAGTTCCCTTCTGGGAAATTATGAGTCCAACTCTGGCTCGTCTTACTAAAGGGTTAGCTCCACCGACTATGCCCAACAACTGGACTATCTCGGCTTACATGGCAGGGATTACACGGGATTCCCTAAACAACATAGATAAGTGGTCCCTCGGCACGCGGTACCTATTCGGACAGGAAGTCCACTCTCCAGAACTGATACCGACTTTTCCTTATGAAGAACTCACAAAGGATGAGTGGATGACCTATGCAGCCAATGCGGTAGGAGATGAGATCAAGCTGGCTCTGTCTCTGCTTGCTGTCCTGAATACCGAACGTGTACCGCTAAGCCGTATTCCTGCACCGGACAAGCTCAACAAGAAGCGTAGAGCCAACAACAAACCTCCCATTCCTGCGTACCGCACACTGAACATTACTCACCCTACCGAAGTGCTTCAGCGTATCCTGGGAACCAAGAATTCTCATGGAACTGTCAGACCTCATTGGCGGAGAGGGCATATCAGGAACCAGCCCTATCCAGCCAAGCAGGAACAGAAAAAGATCTGGATACGTCCTACGGTAGTAGGTGTAGAGGAAGCTAACCCTGCCAACATCAAGATCATTTGAGGAAATAACAATGAGCTACGACCTTTCCTTGCTCAAGCAACAATGATTGCTCTCTATGGGAGACAAATCACTTATGAACGCTGACAAAGAAGAACTCGAACTTGAAATCCAGCAACTTAAAGCACTCTTGCTTCAGTACTTGCCGACACATAGTGGTCAACATTGGGGGCCAAAAGATTATTGGGCTTGCGATGAATGCTGTCTACGCAGTGTCTTGCAAGGAGAAAAGATAAGCAAGGCTCGGAAAAAAGCTCTGCGCATAGAATTCTCATCCAATGAAGTGAAAAATTATCTGAACAGACACCTTGGCATTGAGCATTAACATGCACGACTGGAGCGCTAATAAAAATTACGATTGAACCAACCAACAAGAACACGCCGCGCTACTACCCGCGAGCAGTGATTGAAGTCGATACGGACGAACTGAATTTAGAAGAGATGCTCAACTACTTGGTCAAACCAGCATTGCTGGCCATTGGCTACTCAGCAGAACTTGTGAATCAGATAGGGGACGGACATGCTCACGATTGACATACTGGCAACAGACACGCCGCCCACTAACGCAGAGCGCATAGCCGCCTGGCGGGCCAAGCTGGCCGGATGGTCCTTGGCGCAGTGGTGGGAGCTAACCCATCCTGATGAACCGGGGCTGGAAATAGAGCATCAGGTTTTTGGCGACCCGGCGGAGCTGCCGTCGTTTTTGAGGAAGCAGGCAGAGTGATGAAAACGGAAATGCAGATTGACGTTGTGCTCACCGTCTCGGTAGAGGTTGAGCATCTACCGGCAGAGCGTGCAGAGACAGGGCCCGAAGCACAGTACCCTGGGGCGCCTGAGCAGATAGAGATTGGCCGCGTGCATCTCAACGGGCTGGACGTAACCAATCACCTGACAGGCCGCGAGACGGCCGAGATCGAGCGCGAGGTGTGGCTACAGCTCGACAGCGACCGTGACGTCGTGATCGACTAGCACAGCCCGAGCAACGTCCGCAGCTCGGCGATCGTCAGCCCTGTAGCCGCCAGCTTCTGCTCAAGCGTCGGTGGCGGTGGCGGAGGAGCAGGGTTGGGGTCGTCCTGGATCACCGTCCCGTCAGCCTGTAGGCCCCAGGCATTGACTGCCAGTAGCGCCTGATGCTGCTCGTCAGTAATGGTCTCTAGCTCGCTCTCGGGAGGCAGCGTGGGGTAGTCGATGCTCTCGGGGTAGTAGCCAAGAATCTGCCGCGTGGTCTGGTCGATGTGTGCGCGCATGGTCAGTTTCCTATGGCGATGTATGCGACTGAGGTTGGTGAGCCAAGCATATGAATAACAGTGCCCTTCGTTGGGGCGATGTATCCAGCTATGGGAGTAACATTGCCCCCCCACGACATGAAATGCACCACGAAGCCAGTATTTGGAAAAGCAATAGGGAAGTTAACGTCGGTGAGTGTGCCAGATGGGACATTGGCGGCAACGCCCCATTGCGTGATGATTCCTGTCACTGGATCTTGCATCCAGCCGTTTGTTGCTACCGAGCCTGCAACAAACTCAAATACAGCGCCATTTTCCAGCGTTGGCCTCTCGATAGACCTTGCGGCATACGCCACGCGAAGCTTCTTTGCTGTGCCGGGCGTTGAAATGCGCCCACCAGGAAGAATGGCAAGCCCGCCATCAATACCCGCAGCAATTTGGTTTGCGGCGCTGCAATTTAGTGTCAATTGAAAAGAATAGAGCCTCAAAAATCCACTCTCAAATATCCTAAGACTTCCAGTGATTTGTAGACCACTACTTAGTAACAAACCACCAAACACCCATACCGAATCAGTACCGGAGTTTGCATTTGTAACGGCGGAATTTTTTAAGTTTATGCTGCCAACTACATTGAGCAAGAATCCATAAGTAGGATTTCCGCTCCCGCTAAACGTTATATTTTCAACATTCAAGTTAGCAGTATTTGCCAATACATACCCAGCAGTAAAGTTAAATGTTGCTGATGTTGGCGCTCGTATACTACAACTTGAAATGCCAGAAGAAATTATAATTTGGCCTGCTTCTGCATAGGTGCCGTCAGCAACATTAACAATCAAATTTTTTACGTTTGCTCGGTCGCCAATCCAGATAAAAAGCGATCCAAGGCTATTAAACGCATCGCCTGAGCCTGCTGCATTGCCGATAGGGTCTGCCGGATTTGCCGAGCCGCCCGGTGCGATGTTGAGCGTCAGCATGTCGAAGTTGACCGCAACGTGGCGACCGCGGCTGTCGAGATCGTGCACAAAGTTGACGTTGCCGTTAGCGTCTACCGTCATGACGCCTTGCGAGATGGACGACAGCAACGGCACGTCATTGGCGCCGTCGAATACCATCCACTTGCCAGGCGCAACAGAGCTATCTAGCCAGATAGTCCCAGCCCTGGCATACGGCGGCCTGGCGGCGCCGCTGTGGCCGGTAAGGTCTGCGACGTGCATACGGTTGAGGATGTCAGCTAGCTGAACTCCTGACGTGGTATAGGGGTCGATTGCATAGTCGGTGTTTTGGGATTGGCTCATGGGGCCTCCTTAGTGCGTGATGTCTGGCATGGTCGGATGCCGGTAGGATCTCGGGAACAGCTTAGGCAGATCGTCCTCGCCCGGCATGACCGCCGGCATCATGGCCGTCAATGCTTGCCCGTACCCTACCGCAACGTAATCAATTTGTCCGGCCTTTGATGCCCCGGCCTGGTCGAATATCTCGGCGTCGAACCCGAACTTGTCCGCGCCGCTGATCTTGAGCGTATCGCCGGCCAAAGCATCGTCATGCGTGGTCCCGATGGCGGGCACGGCGTAGAACCCGCCGCCGGGATAGATGATGCGCGTCCCGCCTGCGGCGATGGCCACGTCGTGCTGAGCCACCGTCCGCTCAGGCATGTCCAGGCTGACGGACAGGCCGTAGATGGCTGGCGATACTTGCCGGTCGTTGGTCGCCAGGATAACGCGGAACTGGAAATAGCGACCGGTGTAATAGCCAGCCGTCAGCCGCTGCCAGCCGGACCAGTCCGAGTCAGTGCCGCGGAATCCGATGGGATTGACGCTTGCCAGGTTCTGCGGGTACTTGGCCGGTTTCCAATCTGCCATGACCTCGGACAGATGCGTCGCCGTCCTGACCTGCACCTCGACCGCGTAATCGTCCTGTCCTGTAGCCGCTATGGGATCGATGGCGGCGATGTTAGGCAGCCACGAGGCCATGTAAATGCACTCGTCGCCGTAGGCGCTGACCGATGCCTGCAGGTAGCACCGCTCGATGTCGCCGATGTCGATCCAGTCGGCGAAGTAGTAAACGCCGTAATCGACCGCGCTACAGCCGGCTGCCGTGCGCTCGAGCCGGATCGCATTGCCGACCAGCTCGACGCGATCCTTGTGGCCGGTAAAGCCAGGATGCTCTACCCTGGAAGTAACGTAATTGATCCCCTCTAGCGCAGGGATAGTCGTCCTCACGACGGCGTACTCTGTCGAGTAGTGGCCGGACGTGTCGATGGTCTTGATGAGATATGACCCTACCCGCGCGTTGACCTGCGCACTTACCGAATCGTGCGGCAGGATCTCCAGCTCGTTAGTCGCTGCTACCCAGGATGGCGAGATCAGTTCAGGCGTCCAGCGGATGACGTAGCCGCCGATGTCGGGATCGTCCGGTGGCAGCCAGGTGAGGTACATGACGCGGCCTGAGACGTTGCCGGAGAAGAACCGCGGCCGCCCTGGCGTCGCCGTATCGCGCAGCACATCGAACGTCCAGGCGCGACAGGATTCGAGCGCAGGACGGTAGCCAAGCGCAGAGCGCGGGAGCACCTTGACGGCTGGCACATTGCCAACCGCTGGATAGCTTGCGCTTAGCGTGTTTACCTCATCAAGTACAAGATAATCTCCGGCCTCTCTTACAGCGCCATGCCGCCGGTAATTTCCGCGGCCCTCGAGGTCTACCCATACCTCGTACTCTGCCGCTCCTTTGACAGGCGGCCAATCCGCTAGCACGGTCCCCATCGGAATGCGGTCGCGGTAGGTAAGGCTGGCCGTGAACCGCACCCACTCCACGCAGGGCATGCTGGTCCCGATGTCGCCGCTGATCGGCGGCCGGTACTCTGGGATCGCTCCGGTGTCCGCCTGGGCAATCGCCCGGCTGATAGGGACCAACGTCAGCTCTGCGGTTAGCTCGCCGCCCGGCTTGATGGCCTTGACCAGGAACTCGTCGGTGACGAAATCGACCCTGCCATAAACAACGAGGTCGCCGACCTTTGCCTTTGCCGGCGCAGTGGCTAGCGTGAGGTCATGCGTTCCCGGCTGGTCGACAACCGCGAGCTCGTCCTGCGTGTTGTCGTCGTAGCGCAAGCGCAGGCGGAACTGGTCTACGGCATTCCACGGCACAGCCTCTGTCAGCGTCACCACGGCGCCGTTGATGGCCTTGATGCGGGCAGGGACGCCACCAGATCGCGCCACGTCGTGCTGCACGCGGATCAGGTCGCCGCGCTCGCACAGCAGGTTCTCGACGTCGGTGATCAGCTTGAAACTTTCCGGGCGCAGCTTGCCGACGGCCAGGAAGTAGCGGCCCTCGCGCCATGCCTCCGCCCAGTTGGTTGTATAGGGCAGCTGCATCGCCTCGAAGTATTGCGCGTTGGCCGCGCTGTAGCCGTCCGCGTAGACGTGCGTCTCTACCATCTGCCACTCAGACGACGGATCGACCCACGACACCTTGAGCGCATGCGGTTGCTTTGTGAACGTCTTTGCGCCAGTGAATCCCCAGCTATTAGCCGGCGTGAATAGCTGCGCAGGCACGGTCGGGAACGACTCCCAGATCACCGCATATTTGCCCTCGCGGTAGGTGAGCGAGGCCCGCGCCGTGCCGAGCACGTCCATCAGCCGCTCGGCGATGGTCGCCTCGTCCTGCCAGTTAGCACTGAACGTGTGATAGGCAGGGCCATGCGGCGATGGCCTGTCGCAGAAGGCGGCAAACTTTATGAAGGACTGCAGATCGATGCGCGACGCCGGCAGCGGATCCGGGTTGCTGATGCCGGTCAGCAGGTCGTAGGCAATCCATGCCGGGTTAGTCGTGTGCTTCCACGCATGGATGCCGCCGTCCCAAGTATTAAGCCAGCGGCGGCAGTCGGCCGTGAGCGTGTCCACCATGCCGGTAAGCTGATCAGTGGCCGTCACGCGCATCTCGATGATCGTGTGATCGCGCGAGAAAGCGAGAGGGCTGTCGTACCGCGATGACCGGATGCCGGTCAGCACGGACTTGTCGATGTGCTTGACGGTGCTGCTCTCGTTGTTGAGGTAGTCGATGGAGTCCGTCCGCATAACGCGCACTGACCAGCGGCCAGGCTGCGGCAGGCCGATGGTGATGCTAAAGACAAACGGCTCCTGGGTTGCTCGCGTCAGCCGCCAGGCGCTGACGGGATCAGGATCCATCCTGACGGTGACTTGATTGCGGGCATTGTTTGCGTAGTACGGATTCCAGCCGTAGTTGAAACCAGCACTGATCACTATGCCCCAATAGTCCTGCAATACCGCACTTTGCGGGATCGGCCGGTCGAGCGTGATCGTGTAATCGTAGACGCGCTGAAAGCTGGTCGCGTTGCCGTCGGAGTCGTACTCGATCAGATCGCGGAAACCATGGTAGGTTGCCGCTGCTACGGTGTACTGCTGGCCGTCATACCAGAACCGCAGTCCCGGCCCTAGTCCTGGCCCGTCCGCCGTGATGGTGAACGTCTGCGCGCCGATAAGCCAGCTATAGCCAGGGCAGCATGCGTTGTGCGTCCCGGCAGGCGGCGGCGTCCTGCCAGCCTGAAAGATGATGGTGGCGTCGTAGGAATCCTGCACGACACTCGAGATGCCGTGCGAGGTGTAATGCGGCAATGAGGTTGCCGGTATCCAGTTGCCGTTTAGCCCAACGTCAAGGCGGAACAATGCGCTCTCATTGATCGCCTTGCCTTCCTTGTTGTAGCCGATCAGCCCTTGAGGAAAGCCGATCTCGACGGTGATCTCGTGGGCGTCGTCGATCACCGTTGACCGCTCGACCCAGGAGTTTCTTACCTCGACGTTGAATTGCTCGGTCGTGTGATCGTTGCTGAACAGCGCCAGCGGCCCGTCGCGATAGTGCGAGTAGACGCGCAGATCGATCCCGCGATATTGCCACCACGGCGTGCCGCCGATGCGGATGTCGTCTACCTGCACGCCGCCGTACCCGAAGTCGTACAGGGCAAACAGCGTCTGCGTGTCGCCGCTGGTGAGGATGTATGGCTCTGCCGCAAGGTCAGGCGCCACGCGCATATAGCCGTATATCGACCGCACGGCACCATAGGCCCGTGCCTGATTGCGCTGGCCCTGCATACCGTAGAACGGCGACGAGGATCGCTCGCCTTGGCCAGTGTCGCGCAGGCGCGGCGGGGCAAATAGCGCATTGATGATCAGCGCGCCGACAAACATGATGCCGGCCTGCAATGCGCCGACAGCAAGAGGGCTAGCGCCCGCCCCGAGGATCGCCGGCGCTGCCCAGGACGCGAATATCGAGACGGCAATGGCCGCAATGGCCGCAAAGATGGACTTGCCGCCGCCACCGCCAGCCGGCACCGGCGCGACATAGACACGCGACAGGGCAGACGGCCGCGTCTCGCGCCATGCTGGCCGCAGCACCTCCACGCCGTCCACCGTCACCACGAGGTAGTCGTGCAGCGGCTCCGGCAGCTCCAGCCGCTCGACCAGATCCTGTACCGTCACGCCGTCATGGAACGTGAATAGCTCGACGTTGCTCGAGATCGGGCGGCGGCGGAGGATGACGTCAGCCATACAGATAGGCCCCGTCTATGCGGCTGCCCCAACGCTGCCCGGTGTAGCGATCCAGCGCCGCATGATGGCCGCGCAAGGTGTGCAGCATGAGGTGATCTGACAGCACGAGGCCACAATGCACCGCCAGCCCGGCAATGCGTAGCAGGAGGATTGCCCCAGGCACAGGTGCATCCAGCTTGCGCCATGCCGCATCAGGCCGCATGCCATCCACCAGGGCGGCACTGGCGCGCATGTCGTCGGCATCGTCGTAGACCAGCCGCGGCAGCTCTCGCTGGTATTGCTCGCGGCTGACAAGCCGCACGAGGCCCCAGCAGTCGCAGCCCTGCATGGACTCGCCACGGCTGGCATATGGGATGCCGACGTAACGGGCGGCCCAGTCTGGCGCAGTCACCGGAACAGCCCTCGATAGCCACTGGCCGGCGTGATCAGATCCGCCGGATGACGCATGGAGAGGATGTCGTCGGCGTACAAGCGGCCCGTGATGGCATAGGCGTCGTATTCCACCTCGCGCAGCACGAGCCCAGTGATCTCCAGCTCCACAACGTCCGGCTGACTGGCCAGCACCAACTTCAGGATTACCGTCGGCGACTCGGCAAGAGTACGGATGGTCTCGACCAATGCGCGGTCCACGTTGTCGATCGTCAGCGACACCTCCGGCAAGTGCTCGCCGTCGTCCTCGCCGAGCACGATGTCGAACGGATAGGCGTAGTACTTGACGCCCTTGGACGTGACCGCCTCGGTATTGCGAACCACGCGGAACGGCGTGGTAATCGTCGGGTGATGTATCTCCAGCAGCACAAGCCACGCCTCGCTGCTCTCCAGCGAGAGGGCGGCGGTACGGGCGCGGCTGGAGAGGTTGCGCGGCACTAGGTCAGCCTCTCGAGGTCCAGCGTGGCGACGAAGTGCGAGCTGCTGACGGATGCAAAGGCCGGCGGCGTAATGAATCGGTATTTGTGCTCGGCAAGGTCAAGTGGCGACTGCATCTTGAACTGCTCGACGCCGCCTGCGAGCCGGAGGTTAAAGAACCGCAGCAGCTCGTCCGCCTGGGCGCGGTCAACAATGATCCTGCCCTGCACCAAGGTAATCGGCGCGGTGAACCTGCGGCGGATCTTGGCCGGCCCTACGTCAACCTCTGACCGGATGGTCACCGGCTGCTGCTGCTCGGAGTAGCCGTCGATCAGCAGGCATCCTAGCTGGTCCGGCCATTGTTCTATTGCCATCAGAACCCCCGGCGGCGCAGGCCGTAGTTGTTGGCCATGGCGCGATCATACCCGCCGCGCCGCATCTCCGCCCTGACGGCCTCGTTGATGGCGACAGTGATCTCCTTGCTGCCGTCCGACTTTACCGCCTCCTGGACGCTGACCTGCGAGGCCGTGTTGTTGTTCACATTGACGATCACGGGCGATGCCTGAACGCCGAGGTCGCCGCTCGCGGATCGGCGCAGCGGGATGATCGCCTCCGGTCCCGCCTCGCCCATCAGGCCAAGACCAGAGCGCGTGGCAAACATGGTCGGCCGCGTCACGATGCCGCCCGTGGCAAACATCTGGACGCCGCGATTCCATGCACCGCCGTGCTCTTGCAGCTTGACGCCGAAGCTTTCAAACACTGGCTTTAGCGCCGCAAGCAGCTGTACCTTGACGATCATCTTCGCGATGCTGATTAGAAAGTTCTTCGCGAAATCCTGGAATGACTTGTCGGCATCGAAGAACCCGTCAATCATGTCCTCGATGCCTTTTGAGACGATGTTGCCAAGTGCTACCGCCATTGAGTCAAGCGGCGTCTTAGCCTTGTCAGCCTGTTCTGCGGTTTGGCCAAGCGCGTTTTTCAGGCGCTCAAGCTCGTCCGTATATACCTTCGTGCTGATAACGCCATCCTGGTATGCCTTGTCCAGGATCTCCAGCTGATCCCACAGGAACTTGGCAGCCGCCTCCTGCTCCTTTAGCGAATTTATGTACTTCGTGGCGGCGTCCAGCTCCTCCTTGATCTTCTTTGACCTGCCGCCCTTGCTCGACTCCTTGTCGGCCCTGGCCTCCTCCGCCTGAATGGCTCGCGTTGCCTTGCGCAATGCCTCTCTGCGGCTGGCCTCCTCGTCAAGCCCCTTGATCGTCGCCACGACAGACTTGTCTATCAGTTCGATCTCGCGCGCTAGCTCCTGATTGATCCGCGACCGCTCCTCCCGGTACTTCTCCGACGCATCCGTCACCGGGCCCATGCCCTCGAGAGCACGCTTTGCCGCCGCTGCACCATCGATGAACGGCCCGAAGTCGAGGTCGGCCATAAATCCGAGCACCGACCGCCAAGAGTTGGAGATCGCGCTGGTGATCCTGGCTGCATCCTCCTTCATCCGTGACCATAGGATGCGGACCTCAGCCTCGAAGGCATACCAAGCCTTCTGCGCTGCGGCGATGCCTGAAATGACGATGCTCGGAAACTCGTTAGCGAACCAACGGATGCTGCTGAGGACAGCAGATCCGAAGGTTGCGTGTATCCTGTTCTTGAGCATGTCGAACTCGTCCGCCAGCTCTCCTGCCAGCCCGATAAGTTCGTCCGACATGATCGAACCCGCCGCTTCCGCCTCCTCCTTGAACTGCCGCAGTCCGTCTGCGCCATCGCGCAGCATCGGGACCATGGCATAACCTTCCTTGCCGAATGCTGCCGTGGCAATGCGCACGCGCTCCGTGTCAGTTGCCGCCGACTTCATCGCGTCGGCGATCTTGTATAGCGCGTCCTCGGTATTGGCAGAACTTTTTAGGCTATCCGCTAGCGACTGGTTCCACTTCTTGAACGATGACGCTAGCTCGCCTGATCCGACCTTCAGTTCGGCGAATCGCTTATTGAACTGCGCGATGGCCTTGTCAAATGCATCGGCCGATGATCCTGCGATCTGCGCGTTCTGCCTAAAGGCTTGCAGGCTGGATGCCGAGACGTTGACCTGATCGGCGAAGTCGCCAATCTCGTCAGCGCCGCTGATCAGGCTCTCGACAAACCTGACCGACACGAATCCAGCGGCCGCACTGGCCAACGTCTTTAGGTCGCCAGCCAGCCCGGTAATCGCCTTTCCTGTCGTCCGCGCTGTACGGTTCAGCCGATCCATCTGGCCTACGGCACGGTCCATGCCCTTCTGGAACTCGGCCGCCTGCATCTCCAGGCGGACGACTAGGGCGGCAAGATCCTCGGCCATCAGCGAACCCTCAGTGATTGCGCAAAGGCTTTTCCAGCCTCGCGGTAGAGCGCCTTACGCGCCTCGTCCACCATCATCTGCGCGATCTCGGCCTTGTGACGCTCAACCGTTGCCAAAAAGAACGGATGCAGTGGCGGCCCACCACGGCGGCCGAACTCGAGCGTCTTGTAGTAGTAACGCGTGCGCAGGCCGACGTAGGCCGTGCCGCGCTTGCTGAAAGCAACGCCGATGGACTTGCGCAGCTCGCCGCTACGCTTTGGAGCCGCACGGCGCAGATAGGTCCGCATCTTGGCCGCGGCCCTGCGGATGCCAGTCTTGCGCGCGGCAACTGCCACGCGGCCGGGGAACTGGTTGAGCAACTCGTTGAGCTCCCGCGCGCCGACTAGCTCGATCCCGCCATCCGGTAGATATGCCTTAGTCATTGCTCGCCCCGAATAGCTTTGCGATCTCTCCCGGCGACTTGGCTGCCCAGTCGATCTCCTTGGGCTCGTCGCGCTGCCTGAAGAACTCAACCCAATCCATTAGCTCGCCATAGCTCAACTCATCCGCCAGCCGCGCCACTGTCATCCCCAGATGCAGCGCCAGCGCGTGGAGCGACAGGCGCAGCGGCGTCAGGCGTTTCCCGAGTTGTCCTCAGCCAGCCCATAAACTCGATTGACTGCCTCGAGCAAGGTCCGGTAAGCGCTGAAACCGAGGTCTTGCCAGCCGTTGCCGATCGGCATCCCGGCAAGATAGACGCTCACCTCCAGCATGCCGCGCGATACGGCCTTAGGATCACCCTCGAGGATTGGGAGCAGCACGCGCATCGGCTGCTCCCGCACCTCATAGGCGATGCCATCAACGTGCACGGTCTCGGCCTTCATGGCCTAGAACCTATGGACCAGCGGCTTGACCATCGTCGCGCTAAAGTTGTACGCGACCGCGCCCTCGAGCGGCACCGTCCAGCCGACCGAGCCGATAATGACCGGCGCGACGAGGTAGCCATTGCCAGGGATCTCGATCTTTAGCATCCGCTCCTTGCCGTCCGCCTCGGCGAGTAGCAGCTCCTGGTAGCCGAGGTCGGTCGTGTCGGTGTAGCCGCTGAACGTCAGGGTGCCCGGCGTCGGGTTGCCAGGGAGCGATGCGCCAGGGTTGCAGAACGTAGAGATGTCGATGGTATTCGGCGAGCCAGCGCTGATCTCGATTGACGACAGGCAGAGCGACTGCATGTCGGTCGCCTCATAGACTGTCGCGCTCGGCGTTGCGCCAAGTGTTGCGGTAGAAGCCGTCGTGTCGGACCCGACCACGATGAACGTGTTGGCCGTGCCGTCGACCGTGCCAACGACGAAGGCGCGGTTGTCCAGCTCGGGGAATCCGGTGTTGGCGAACGTCACGACGTCACCGGCAGCGATGCCAGTGACAGCGGCCACGGTAACGACAGCCGGCTTCGCCTTGCTGATGGCGGTAGGCGTGAAGGGATGCGCGGTAGCAGTCCCCTTAGAGATGTAGATGCGCAGACCTTTGGTGGATTGGACGGCCATGATGACTCTCCCTAAGATCGATAGACATAGTCAAGACTGACGGTCACGCCGTAATGCGGACCCTCAGCATCACCCGCGGCAGCTTCCTGCGCGGACAGGGTGCGGACGATCTCGATCCCTTGCGACGTCAGATCGAGCGCCAGCATGTGAGCGGCCAGATCATCAGCGGCCGCCGTGCCTGCCGCATCACCACTACCTGCGGCGCTAAAGATGGTCACGTCGATCGTCCCGGACTCCTCGCGGTGCGCGTGGGAGTAGCACAGAGGATCGACGTAATTAGGGTAGTACTCAGCAGAGCACCACAAGCGCGTCGTGGGGCGCGTGTTGCGGTTGATCGTGTCGACGAACTCGACCGGCGGCGCGTGCGCTGCGCCCCATGCAGCGATGGCAGCCTTGGTCTCGCGGCGAACAACCGTGTGGCTCATTCGCTAGCCCACCATGTAGAGCTTATAGCCGACCAGGGTATTGCCCACGATGATCTCGTGGACTGCCCGCACGTCATACTCACGACCTGGCGGGCTGATCAATCTGTCGAACTTCTGCGGCGCTGGTGTAATAACCAGCGTATGCGCGATCCGCGTCTCCAGGCCGAGCGCGTTGATCAGCGCAGTATCGTCAGGCTTAGGGTCCACGAAGTGCGCCTGCACGACCCGCGCAGTGCCCGTGCCGTCCACATGCTGGAAGTCGCCGCCGAGCAGCTGCACCGCCGTGCGGTAAGCGCCCACCATGTCGGCATGCTGTGCGGCCGGCAGCGTCACGCGGACAGCCTCCGGTACAGGTCGAGGATGGAGATCACCTGCGGCGGCATAAGGCCCGCAAAGCCAGACTGACCAGCCCCCACGCCAGCACCGCCGCCAGAACTCCCACCATCGTAGGTCAGGCTCCCGACGCCAGTGATATTAATCGACTTGAGACCACCTGCCGCAATGGACGCCGATGCTCCAGGATTGCCGGTCTGTTGGTTGGCAGATGACCATAAGGCGTGGAACACCGTCCACAGCGCATAGTCGAGATCGGCAGGCAGCACGATGTAACCGCCGGAGTAATCGACCTCGACCTTGCGACCGCCCCAGGGCCCGATGAGCCAGCCGTTGCGGCGATGGACCTCAAGATCCACGCTCGGCGTGTTACCGTCGATTGCGTAGACAGTATCTATCGGATACCGATCAACCCATAGCTTGCGCGCCGATACCTCATGGAAGGTCACGGTCTCGCGGGCGTGGAACAGCTTGCGGTCTAGGTAGGTCTCGACCATGCCGAGCGCAGCATCGAGCACCCGCTGGATAGCGGCATCCTGTGCCGTGCCGACGATGCCAAGTTCCGCCTTGGCCGCAGCAAGATCGAAGCTAGCCGGCGGCGTGGCGGCTGCTGGCCCTATGCGATCAACGACGCTCGTCATGCAAACGCCCTCT